ACAATGCTGTCGCTTTGGTTTCGCTTACGCTTAAGCTCCAACGGGCACCCCCTTCTGCTTTAACCTGCTGGCAATACCAGCGCCGATCTGCTGACCGGTCGTGTACGCGTCCATACTGTTTGCAACGGTAGCGTTGACGGTCACGTTCACCTGGGCTCCGCCACCGAAGCCGCCGCTTAGGCGGTCGAGCACGCGAGAAATACCCGCCTCGACGCTCTCTCTGACGCTTGTGCGCAGCTTTGCATCGGGCGCGACGTGCTCAAGTCCAGCTTCGCCAACGCCAATGATTGAAGGCTTGTCGAACGATGCGCCCTTTGCATACCAGTTGACGCTGATGGACGGCAGTTCCACAACGCCACCGATATCACGCCAGCTGACGTGGAAATGCGGCAAGCTGATATGCGGCAAGCTGATGCGAATCCCGCTGAACGCCCCCTGAATCCTGCCGGGGATGCCGCTGACAAAGTTCCAGGCATCGTTGATCGGCGAAGTGATATTGCTCTTGATGTTCGAGAAAACGCCAGCGACCTTGCTGCCAAGCCCCGGGAAGCCAAGCTTTTCACCGATGGCGTTTCCGGCGTTGATCGCGTTATCCTTCGCAGTGTTCATCTTCGTTTGGATATTGCTTTGAATGGCCTGGAAGGCGATACCGGCCTGCGACTTCGCCGCGTCCCAATCACCGTTCATGGCAGCTTTCAGGGCGTTTGAAGCGGCAGAGCCGACGATTTGCCCGGTGTTCATGTCTGCTGAAATCGAATCCTTGATAGCGCCGAATTTCTCGGACGCTGCGGATTTCAGATTCTCCCAAGCATCGGACGCGTTGGCCTTCAAGCCCTCCCAAGCATCGGACGCGCCTTGCCTTATGCCTTCAAACTTTTCCGAAAGGCCGTTTTTGACCTCTTCGGCCTTTCCGGTTATCCCGTCCCAAATCCCAGACCAGAATTCCGGCACGCCTGCGAAGAAATCCTGCACGCCCTGCCATTTCTCTGAAATCCAGCCAGTGAAGTCAGACCAGAGCTGCTTACCAGTCTCGGTCTGCGTGAAGAACCACGTAAGGCCAGCGACGGCAGCGGCAACCGCAGCCACGCCAAGCAAGATTGGGTTTGCGGCGATCAATCCGGTGAACGATGTCCACCCTGTAGAGAGCTTGCCGCCAAGGGTAGATGCCAAGCCGCCAGCTTTCTCGGCGATGCCGCCGAAGCCTGTTGCAGCCGTGCTTATAGCGCCGCCGCCCTCGCCGAACTTGCCTGCGAGGGAAGCGAAGCCGCCGGCAACGTCCTTGAACGTCTGGCCGATCTCGATGCCCTTTTGGAGCGTCTTGCCGATGCCCGTTGTAAGCCCGCCGAACGCGACCGTACCCAAAACGACATTTGTTGCCATGTCCTGCTGCTCTGGCGTTAGGGACTTGTACCAGTCGCTAACGCCCTCGAGCGCCGGCGTTACCTTCTCAAGCAAGGTCGTTCCAAGCTCGAGCGCCTTTTCCTTGAAGGGCATGGCCGCTTCGCCGGCTTCGGCCATCTTCTGGTTTAGCTCGGCCTGCGCTTCGCGCGTGTCGAGCATCGTCTTATTAGTCTCTTGATACGTCTCGCCAATGTTGCCGTAAAGGCCATCGAGCGTCTGCGTGATAAGCGAGGAACGCTCCTGCTCGTCACCGCAGGCGGCAAGCGCCGCATTGAAAGCGTCCTCTTTGGTAGCGCCCTGAGCGATCTGGTCGTTGAAAGCCTGCTGTGCCGCATGGTTGCCGGAGAGTGCTGCGCTCCACTGCTCGTTGCTTGCCGTTGCCCAGTTGAGGGCATCGGCAAGACCGCCGGTGACGGTGCCGGTGTGCGCCGTCTCCTGCGATGCTTCCACGAGGTTTTCGAGCGGCAATGCATCGCCGAACTTGGAGAACGAGCCTGCGGCGATGTTGCTCCACTTGTCCAGTTCCTGCTGGTTAGTGGTCAAGCGTGACAGGTTCTGTGCGGCTTCGGTCGCGGTGTCCTCTTCGCCAAGTAGCTTATAAAACAGGGTATAGGAGCTTCGCGCCTGCTCGGACGTGCCGCCTGCATCCCTCCAGGCAGCGTCCAGCTGATGCGTCTGCTCGATCTGCTCTTCCTGGCTGCTGGCAAGCCCGACAAGCGCAGTGGCGGTGCCGGTGACGGCACCGGTAATCGTCTTTCCGGCAGTCTCTAGACCCTTGCCGGCCTTTTCCAGCTTATCGCTGTTGTCCTGAATTGTCTGACCGAACTGGTAAAGGCTGCTCTTCGATGCCTGGGCTTCGCGGCTGACGCTTTTCAAATCGTCGGAATAGCTCTCGAGCTGGTTCTCGCAAATGGCAATTTGAGCCTTAAGGCTCGAGTACTGCGCTTCCTCGCGCTCGGTGAGTGCCGCGCCGCTCCGCTTCTTTTCATCAAGTGTCGCGAGCGCTGCTTTATATGCATCGAGCTTCGTTTTCGTCTCGCCGTATGCTCGATTGAGAAGTTTTTCCTTCTCTACGAGCAAATCCGTGTTGCCGGGATCGAATTTCAGGGCGCGATTGATGTCCTTCAACGCGCCCTGCGTGTCCTTCGCCGTGCTCTGCACGCTCTTCAATGCGCCCTGCAACTCGGTCGTATCTCCGCCGAACTTGATAGTCAGACCTTTGTACGTGACAGCCACGGTTCCACCTCTTTTCAGTTGTCAATGAAAGAAATGAGCGCACAGAACAGCGCACCGCATAGGTGCGCTGGCGCTTTACGCTCACAGTCCAGACCAGAAGGCCACTTCGCCTTGCCGCGCCTGCTCGTCATCCTCGGCATACGCCACGGCATCGTTGACGAAGCTGTATATATCAATAAGATTTTGCACTTGCGCATAAGACAGCGTGTGCAGGTCTTGGATGCTCAATCCAGCCTGCTGGCAAGAATAGATATAGAGCGTGTCGCAACTACTCTCCAGCTCCGGCGGAAGCGGCGGCATCTGATGCTTCGGCGGTCGCGGCTTCCACGTCCGCTTTTGCGTTCGGAAAAAAGTTGTCCTTGATGATCTGCATCACGTCAGATGCCCAACCGCCTTCGCGCTCAAGGTCGAATTCCGATTGCGGGAAGCCGCAAACCCAATCCTCAAAGGACTTGCCAAGATCTGTCTTCTCCTTTGCCGTGGCGTTGTACGTCTTCGCGCAGGCGTAGAAAATCTCAAGCAGTGGCACGATAGGCGGAATATTCGACGCTGCCGAGACATCAAGAACAACGGAAATGGCTTCGTTGATGTCCTTGGGGCGGCGGCTCCCGTCCTTGCGATCAACGAAGAACTCGCGCGAGTACACAATAGGTGTAAAGGCGTTGCAAGCGACGGGATACTCAACTCCGCCTACCTCGATGATCCCGCCGTCCATTACGCGACCTCGCTAACAGTCTTGGGCGCGACGGCAGTATCTACCTCTTCGAAGAATTTGTCGTAACCTTCAATATCGCCATATGTGTCGATGTAGCTGCCGCGCCAGCCGCTCGGCAGCTTGACGGGGCGGAACGTAAGCGCGTAATCAAGCTGCGTGATGTCGGGCTTCTCTTCAAGCGTCTTGGCATCGATTGAGACGGGCTTACTGGTGCACTTGTAGATGCATCGACGCCTTCCAACGGCGTGGCCTGGCTGCTCGAACAAGAGCGCAAACGGTTTAGGAGGCTTGCCCGACGTTGCCAGCACGCGGCCTTTCTGGTCGATGTCGAATCCGTTGATGTCGGCCATAAGCTCGCGCAGCTCCGGTGTGCTCTCGATGTCGTAGAGCGACCACGTGACGGAACCGCCGTTGTCCTGGTACTTGTCCAACCACGGCTCGTTGTCTCCGTAGCTCGTTGCCTGCTCAATGGACGGATCGACCTTGATTTCGACCGTGCCGGGGATATGGACAGGCTTCTCATATTTAAACGTATCCTCGTCGGTAAAACGCGCGATGTGCGCGTTCTTAACGCCGAAAAATCCATTTCGCGCCATGTCGGCTCCTTTCATCATTCGGTAACGTCGATTTCGTAAGCCGTCTCAACCAGCTCGTCACCGTCAAGCGGCGTTACCGTCTTGTTGTAGTTAAACTCTGCGGCATCGAGCGCCGCTTCGAATCGCTTCTCAAGCCCGTAGTCGCGCTCTCGAACGTAAAGCGCCACATCGTAGGGCATCCAGCGGCACCATCCCACGTTGTCGGCGCTCACGCCATCGCCGTAACCGGCTTCGATGTCGATATACGGAGGTGTGAGAAACTCTCCATCGCGGAAACCGCCGTTAGCCCACGGCAGGCCGAATGCATCAAGAAGCTGTGCCAGGTCTTTAAGGCTGTTCATTACGCCCCCTTGGAGAACTCAGCGGCAACTTCCCTGTAAACGCCTTCGATAACGTGATCGCCTTCGACCCTGCCCGGATAGCTTCCGTGCTGGTTTTTGATAACGTGGCCGTTCTCAAGCAAATGCGTAAGCTGATACTGCCTGTTGTGAACAACGCAGGTGGTGCCAGTCGCTTCGCTCTTAACGTCGGCAGACCATCCCCTTGCATAGCTTCCGCCGTGGCGCTTCTTCTTCCGGCTTCGCTCTTTCAGAAGGCGAACCGCCTTGCTGCCAGCGGCCTTGACGTTGCCCTGCAAGACCTCTTCGTTGTCCTCGATAACCTCTTCGATGCTGTTGACGATAATCGATTCAAGCTGGTCAATCTTTATCCCGCTCACCGGTTGCCTACTTTCTCGACCAGCGTAAGCCGCACATTGTCGACGTTCGCCACAACCGCCGAATCGACGGCGTAGCGGATACCGCCGAACTCGCAGAGCCTTTCACCGCTGTATGCGCACGCGCGTACCGTGATGACGGCCTGCGGCTTAACTCCGGCCTGCGCGGCGGTGTAATACGCCGTCTGGCTGATGCCGTACACGTTGCACGGCACACGGCGGCACCGCTCCTTTTTGTGCGATACCCCCAGCTCGTCACGCTCGGATACCGTGGCGATCAGCGTACAGATGCCAGCCCAGCCGCTCATGCGGCATCACCGCCGTTGTACGCCGAATCACCGCTCATGCTCGTAAGCATGGTTTCGAACGCCTTCATGAAGCGCTCGGCGTCTGGGTTGCCCATGCCGAAGTTGGCCTTGACGTAAACCTTTATCGCAAGCCGAACGCGCCCGTCCGAATCGTCGTTCGCCTTGGCATCCGCTACGCCGCCCGCAACCAGCTCGGCGCGGGCGGCTTCGATTACGTCTGAAATCTCTTCGTCGTAGTCGGTTACGAAAGCCGGGATGCGAAGCGCGGCGCGGCACGCATCCAGCAGCTTGCCTTTAGCCTTTGCGGCCATGCCGCGCCACCTCCTTAAGCCTGCTTGATAGTGAGCTGTGCGAACGCTTCGGGGACAGCAAGAACACCGTCGAACAGAACATAACCGTCGAAGCAGCGCTTCTGGGTTCGCGGCTGGACGTAAGGCGTAACGTCAGGGCCATCAAACATGTTGCCCTTGAACAGGTCGGGGAAGCCGGCCTTAATCACGTTGTCGGCGATTGAATCGTCCTGCTTTACAACCTTGCCGAAGATTCGACCCTGAACCGTCGGATCATCGGTAGCCTCATTTGCAAAATAAGAACGACCGTTGGCATCCTCAAGCATGGCAATCTGGTTCCAGATGGTGTTGTTATTGGCGTAGATGATGATTCCCTTAGCCGCTGCGTTGCCGTAAGAGCGAAGCAGGCTCAGCATCTTCACGATGTCGGCCTTGGTAAGTTTCTTTACTGCCGCCGTCTGAATATTGTTAGCGGTCGCGATGCCGTAAGTCTCATCGGCGAGCTTCTCGTGGACGAATGCGTTGCACGCGACGGAGAGACGTGCAGAAACCTCGGAAATGATGTACTGCTCGAAGCCGGAAAGCGACTGCGTTGCCATCTTTCGGGACATCTCGACGGTCTTCTTAATCTCCGATCCTACGAGCGGCACGGTATCGAAGTCATTTTCCTCGATATCGGTAGGGGCTTCGCCCTCGTTGGTCTTGGCCGCATCGCCCTTCTTGATGGACTTGTGGCGCGGGAACTCGACCTGACCAGACATGTTCGTTCGGCTGATGTCACCGAAGAGAACAGCAGTATTGTCGATAAGGGAAACGATCTCGTTCTGCACGGACACGGGAACGATGGAATCAGTGTTGGCCGTGGTCATGGTGAACTCGGCTCGCTGCTCGATTGCGTGGCGCTGAGCAGCACGCTCAACATCGGTGAGCTCGGTGCCGCCGATAAGCTGGATGCCGGAACGCTCGGCAAGACCCTTAGCCCATGCACGGCGCTCAGCTTTGTCGTAATCGGTCACGTCATATGCAGTGCCGGGGATGCCAGCGACGTTGGCGGAACGCGCCAGCGGCACGGAATCCACGCGCTGTGCGCGGCCTGCGTCGATGGCGGCACGGGCGTTCGCGACAGCGGCGTTGCGAGCCTGCGCCGCCTGTGCGGTCTGGGCGGTACGCTCGTTAATCTGGTCGGTCAGATCGGCCATGCGGGCTGCATCCTCTTCCGTCGGTTCAGTACCGTCAGAATACTGGTCGACAAGCGCTTGCAGGTCGTTAAGAAGTTCCTCAAGTGTCATTGCTAGTTACCTTTCTTCGCATTGGTAATTGCCAGGCACGCTTTTGCTCGAAGCAACGCGCCCTTCCTTCGCGCAAACTCCTTACGCGACTGCTCAATCACTCCGTTGAGCAGGTTTCTTGCACTTATTTCGGTGTTCGGGTCAGCAGGAAGGCTGACTGCGGACACGTCATAAATCTTCTTGACGCGCGTGATTGTCGTGGTATGCGTGTCTCGGTCGTACTCGGACGCGCCGATGGTGAACGCCCACGACATGCGCGTAACAAGGCCGTTATCGATTTCCTCGAATCGGTTTCGGGCGGCTTCTGATTTCGAGAGGTCTGCGGCCATAAAAAGCCCGTGCTCATCGGGCTCGACGATGAGCGTTCCGTTCGACTGGCGCGCCAAAACGTCGCCCACATGGTCAAACTGCATGATGATGTCGCTCATGTCTGTATCGACGAATGCGTCTGGGCTGATGACTTCGCGGTACTCGGTACCGTCCCAAGGGTCTTCATATAGGACATATGGGTCATTGAATGTCGAAGCGTATCCCTCGACGTAGTAGTCGGATTCGATGCGCTTCTCGCGGCCTTCGCCGCCGTCAAGGCTTCTCAGGACCACCGACATCTGGCGGTACTGGCGCTCATTCGGTTTCGCCGGCATCGGCATCACCACCCTTTCCATCGATTTTGGCGATATTCGCGTTCGTCTCGGCGGCCTTCGCCGCCTGATCTGTTGTGTGCTCGCTGATCAAGTCCAGGTCGATGTACTCACCGCGAATTACGTGACGCTCGCCGCCGGGGTAAGACGGTGACTGGAACACCTCTGCAACCTGATTGCCGCACCAGATGCCACGGTCGAACAGCGCCGTTGAAACGTTGAGCTTAGTTTGATTGCTCGCAAACTCCAGGCGGTTCGCGCTGAACATAATCGAGTTTCCGTGGGCAATCTCGTTCGGCGTGAACGTCATCGCCGTGAGTACGTACCCGAGTTGGATTGCGAAGACCTCAGTACGTCCCTCATAAAAGGCGTTGTACGTGTCCTCGTCGGCTCGGTTCATAACGATGTCTTCGCTTGATCCGAAGAAACGATAGGCCGCTTTTTCTATGCGCTCCATTTGTGCGGCGTCAACGGTGTAGTTCTGTGGCGCAATCTGCTTAACCTCTTGATACTTGTTGTCGTAAACGACGATGCCGCCCGCGTTCGACGCTCCCAACTGCTCGTTGAAGTCCTTGGCAGACTTCTTCGTGTCTTCCGGGTTTCGGTTTTGCGAAAGCTTGCCGATGAAGCGCACTGCCGCGCCCTGCTCGATAGCTGTTTTCTCGGCTTCCTCTTGAGCGTGAATCAAGTCAAGAGTTGGATTGAGCACGTTAGTACCGTCTCCGAACAAATCGCTCTTGAACTGATGCCGCGTCATAACGCCGATGCGCGACCACTCAATCAAGGTCTTATCGCCGCCGGGAAAACGGAGCTCAAGCCATAAAGCGCCGTCAACGTCGTAGGCTTCGCACTGACTTGGCAGCACTGGGTAATAGCCAACGGACGTAATTCCATCCCCGCCGTCAACAGGAACGATCAAGCACGTGTCGCAAACGTCAAGAATCGTTGAGACGCGATGCAAGAATTGCGGCACGGTCATCCATGGATTCGGTTGCCACTGCAAAGAGCGCGTCCATTGCGGTTGCGCCGTACCAGAAATCTCCGGCCGCAGCTTTGACGCATGGTCAGCGTTTCGCTCGATGATGGAGCGCGTCAGCTCGGCTTCGTAGATTCCTCCAGACCACGACGTGAAGCGCGGCGCGTAGGCCGTGAACGTCTGAAAGTAGCCATCGACTGCCTGCATGATCGGCTTATGGAACACGGCATCGAACATCGAGCGGAAAAGCGTTGGTTTTCGCACGTTTTAACCTCCAATCATGCTTTGGTAGTCATCCATCATGTCTCTGAGCACAACGAATGCATCGCACTCAGCCGCCCAGGCATCAATGCGGTTGCGCGGGTCTTGGTTCTTCTTGTCGGGCGAAATGTTGCCGTTCGCGTCGTTTCTGATCATCACGTTCGAGCGGCACCATTCCGCTATAGGGTTCTGGTTATCGACGATGCGGTTTTCCTTGTAGAGCGCTCGAAGCTCCTTCATGGGCATGGACAAGGTTTGCGCACCCTGTACTACCTTTCTGAAGTTATCGGCTCCGAAATAGCCCTCGTAAGCTTCAACAGTCGGAACGTCTCGCATATGCCACGGGTCATAGCCGCAGGCAACCGAATAAATGCCGTACTTTTCCTGAATCTCCGTGACCCAATCCAGTACGTCGCGCTTGTCGATGATCGGCGTTGCCGACGTCCTGAGCAGCCCGCGGGCAATCCAGGCATCGTACGGCACGCCGTCTCGACCACCGCGCCGCCCCTCGGCTTCCGCCTGTTCCAAAGCGCGAAGCGGAATCCACGCCATGTGCATTGCGTATATGTGCTCGTCGTTCGGACGCATCATAAGCAGGCACGCCGCCGTTAGGTCGGTCGTGTCCGAAGCGTCCACGCCGAGAACTGCATAAGAAAACGACCCATCGGATGGGTCGAACGTGGCTTCGTTGTGTATCTCAGACCATTTGAGCCAGGCTTGGCTCTGATTCTCAATGAGGTTGAAGTCTTTTACCAGCAGCGTCGGCAAGAATGTCGGGTCATCGAGTGCCTTGGAGACGTTTTCCCTGAGCGATTTCAGAGACTTGATTGTTCCAAGTCCGGGATTCGCCTTAATCCAGCACTTCTCGTCTTTCCATTCCTCGCGCTCGTCAAGCTCAAAAATGAAAGCGATGAAATGCTCGGCTTTTTCTCCAGATGCTTCGCCGTTCAGCCATTTGGCAGCGTATTCGTACTGAGCATCGAAAATGCCACCGCGCACGAATCCGTTGGTCGTGATCTCAAGAACCAGCGGTTGCCTACGGGCGGAAATACCCTGAATCGTCAGGTCGTAGAGGTCGCGGTTTCGCATGGCTGCGAGCTCGTCAACGATAGCGCCTGAGATGTCCAAGCCGTCAAGGTGGTTCGTGTTGGCGGAAAGCGCCTTGATTGACCCCATGTTGAGGCCGCAGTAAAGGTCGCTCACGCGCTTTCGCACGTGCTTTGCCAGCGCCGGTGAGGTCATCACCATTCGCCAGGCGTTGTTGAAGCCCTTCGCCGCCTGATCGTGAGCCGTAGCCACGTTGTAGACTTCCGGTGCGCCCTCGTCATCGTTAATGAGCAAGTCAAGCTCAATAGCCGACGCAAGCGCGGTCTTACCGTTTTTTCGCCCCATAATCCAAAGGACTTCGCGGTATTGGCGCAAGCCCTCGGCATCCACGAAACCGAAGATTACGGAGAGGATAGCCAACTGGAAAAGCTCGAGCTTGAACTTGCGTCCAAGCTTTCCGCTCGGAAGTCGGCAAAACGTCTCGATGAAGGTGACGTGCTTCGCCGCGAACTCTTCGCGGTAATGGTACGGATAGAGCGGATCGGTGTTATCCAGGTCGCGCAGCACGCGCTCCGCGAGCTGATGCATCTTCTCGCAAGCAGTGATCTCACCGTTGAGGATGCCACCGAAGTAGCTTCGTATCGCCTGCTCGCAGCGACCAGCGCCGCTTCGCTTCTTAGCCGCCGAAGCGCGTTTCATTGAGGTAGTCAATGAGCGCATCGCCTGCGGTGCTGCCGGACGGCATCATGTCGGTGAGCTGCTTGATGCCGCGCGAGAAGGTCGTGAACAGCTTGTTGTAGGCGCTGAAACCCGGATGCTCTCGCAAGCCGGATTGACCGCCGCCGTTGTCATATTCGGTGAAGATGCTCTCGTACATCAGCTCGCGGCGGGCTTCGTCAAGCTTGACCTTCAGGAACGCGATGTTCGACATCAGCGGAAGCACGGCGCTTCGCTTCTCGTCTGGTATCGCGTCCTTAGTGAGCCGTTGGAGCTTTTTCAGCTCGCTTTGGTATCGGCTCTCGATGGAAGCGGTGCGCTTCTTCGGGGGACTTTCCGTGGCTTTCGGCAAAAGGTCGTTACTTTCGCACACTTTTCGCCTTCCCACAAGACCACCCCCGTTCTGAAACCCGTCACACGCAAATTTCTATCTTCCGGCGTTGGTGCCCTATGCTGGGTGCCTTGGTTTTAGACCGGGGGGATAGCTCGAAACTGTGACCTGCTGTTTTGTCTGTCATTTTGTTTGACTGTGCGCTTGTGCTCAGTCTGTGTTTTCGTTTGTCAGGGAAATCAAGTTGCCGTCCTCGTCAAAGCGCAGCCCTTGCCTTGTGCTGCCCTGCCTTGCCCAGCCGTGCACCTTCTTGTGGCAGAGGTCGCACAGGCTTACAAGGTTGCGAGTGTCGGTCGCTATGTTCGGATCGCTGATGTTCGATGGTGTTAGCTCGATGATGTGATGCACCATCGTTGCCGGCGTTGCGATGCCAGCCTTAAGGCAGTGCTGGCAAAGATAGGCGTCGCGCTGCAATGCGAGCTCTCGCGCCTGTTCCCAATCCTTGGAATGGTAGAACCGATACGAGAAGCCCTTTGCCATTGCGCGACCCCCAACAAAAAAGGGACGCGACCCAAGGCCGTGTCCCTTTCTGATAATCCACCGTACCGAAATATAACGCAAACCGGAAAGTGATGACAAGTACCAATCTCAAATATCTTTGAGCGCGGCAAAGCCCACCTCGTCGATATAGCGGAACCCAACGTTGCAAAGCTCCCTGCACCATTGGCGCGAGCACTGCATCACATCGGCTATCTCGTCCCATGGCATCGCTTGGAGATAGGCCATGCACAGCGCGTCGGCGTATCGGTTGCCCTTGAGCTTAGCCAAGCCGCCGCGATTGTCAGCACCGTAGAGCAGCACGCACGCTTCGTCCACCTCGGATTGGCTGTCCGCGATTCTCCTTTCCAACCTCCCCTCAAAGTCGATACGCCCGTTAATCGCATCCATAGGGTCTGAGCCGCCACCGCCGCCGCCCGTGCTGTAGCTCTGCGCCTTGGCTCCCTCGCGAGCCTTAAGGCGGGCTAGCATCTCCTTTGCGTGCTCGATGCTAGCCACCTCGTCACGGATGCGCTCGAAGTATTCCTTGGCATCCACAAGGCATCAACCCTAGTCGATGCCCGTAGAGCCGAAGCCGTCTGTACCGCGCTCGGTGTCGGTCAGGCTATCGACCCCGACAAGATCACACGGCACGAACGGGACAACGACCATCTGGCACACGCGCGTACCCTTGGGAAGAAACACGGTGTCACAGCTGAGATTGACCAGCGGTGCATGCACCTCGCCACGGTATCCGCTGTCGATGACGCTTACGCTGTTGCGCAGCGTCACGCCGTAGTGAGCGCCAAGGCCGGAGCGCGGGAAGACCAAGCCGACACAACCGCTCGGAATCTCGCAGGCAAAGCCAAGTCCGCAGACAGCGCTTGCGTTTGGCTCAAGCCTTACATCCTCGGTGATGCAAAGGTCGAAGCCTGCATCGCCATCGTGCGCGTATGTCGGCATGGCCGTTCCGTCAGCCAGGCAAACGTTCATCTTTCGTCCGTACATGTCAGCTCCTTAGAAGGGAATGTCTTCGTCGTACACATCTGGGTAGGTCGCAGCCTGCGGTACCGCCGCCGGTTGCTGCGACTGTCGATGCGAGGTCATGATTGCCACGTTATCGACGATGACCTCGAGCTTGCGGTAGCGCTTGCCGTCCTTCTCCCACACGTTCTGATGCAGGTGCCCAAGGATGGCCAGTCGTGCGCCCTTCATCAGAAGGCCGTTGTTAAACATCGCTTCGCCGCGCTTGCCGTACATCACGCAGTCAACCCAGCTGGTCACGTCCTTATAGCTGCCGTCCTGCTGCTTGCGGCTCTTGTTCACTGCTAGTGAAAAGCTCGTTACCGCAAGGCCGCTGTTGGTGTACCTAACCTCTGCATCTTGCCCAAGGTTGCCACTCAAGGTGACGCTGTTAAGGCTGTCACTCACAGTTGCCACCCCTCACGATTGCCAATGCGATATAGGTCATGATCACCATCGCGGTTGCGAGCAATGGGACGAGCCACGAGAACAGGCAACCAGTTATGACGCTTATGAGCAGTTCCATAAGGCAAAAACAAAGAAAGACGATGATGCAGCCCAACAACACTATGAGCACCGCCAAAAGCACACTCAGTCTCTTGATTCGTCGGCGTGCCCGCTCATTCGACCTACTCACGGCGTCCACCTCCAAGAGCCTCGATAAGCCCCTCTCGCTGGATGTATCCCAGACCCTGCACGCGGCGGCTCGTGCTGATGTGCAGGCTCTTCATGAGCTTCTGGGTTCGTGGCGCGGCAAAACCGGGCATCGACCTAATCAGCGATTCGACACGCATACCCGACGCGGCCTGGTCTCCGCCGTCTGCCAACTCAAAGAACTGCTCAATGGACATCAAGCCGTTCTTAAGCTTGGCCTTGTACTCCGCTCTCTTAATCCTGATTTGCATCCCCTTATCGAGGGCTGCACGCCGCTGTTCGGCAGTCAATTTCGGTACCATTTTCAATATCTCCTGATTCTTACTTGGAATACGGCGGCTAACCGTTCCCAAACCATCGGTTTTGCTTTCTGACCTCTCGTTTTCGTGTCGTGACGCAAATGGCCGAGGTCTTGCCATTTACACACCGTTTACACTCCGTCCTCAAGCTGCTTGGCAAAGTTGTTGAACGCCTGAGCCGCCGCCTGGTCGCGCCCCGGCAGAAGGTGCGCGTAGAGTTTCAGCGTTGTCGCTTCGTTCGAGTGTCCCAAGCGATCTGCGAGCGTCTTGAGGTCAACGCCGTTCGCCAGGCACCACGTGGCGTGCGTATGGCGCAACGAGTGGAACACGTACGTCCTCGGCATGCCCGCACGGTCGCGAGCGCGGCTGAAAGCCTTTGAGACGGTCGTAGGGCGCATGTAAGAGCCGTCTATGCTCACCAGTGGCGAATCGGGCGTAAAAGCGTCTGAAATCGAATCCTGTTGCGCGAGATAAGCTTTTATCAGCTCCCACTCTTCGTCGATTAGTGCCACAGGCCGCGTCTTCTTGTTCTTGGTCACGTTGGAGCGAATAACTCCACCGCCCGGAACCTCGATGACCGTTCCACTCACGAGGATGAACCCCTGCGCCTTGTGGAGGTCGCGCCGTCTAACGGCGCACACCTCGCCGACGCGCATCCCCGTGTGTAGTGCAAGCCAAGCTGCGAAAGCGTAGGCTGATTGGCGCATGAAGCGCTTCTCGGGCGCCTCAAGGTTGAGCTTTTCGGAGACCATGGCATCGAGTGCCCTGTAATCCCATTCGTCGATGCTCACGGCTTCATGGTGTTCCTCTGGCGGCTTTGTGACCATGAGCATTGGGTTGTTCTCGCAGATGCCGATGCGCACCCAAAAGTTGTATGCACCGCGCAAAAAGTGGTGAACGCTGATAACCGTGTTGCACGAAAGACCTTGACCGCCGTTCTTCTTGCTCACGCCAAGCCTCGTCTCGAAGTCGTTCAGCTCAATGGCGGTAAGGTCGCGAGCGACTTTGCCTTTAAGGTACTTGCCCACGTAGGTTCGTGTGAAAAACGTCCACCTCTTCACGGTGTTAATGGCTGCGCCCTTGACCTTCCGCTGCTCGATGTACTCCCAAAGCAGGTCGACTATCAGCGTGCTCTTGACCTTGCCGTCAAAGGTCAGGTGCGAAGCCCAGGCATCAGCCAAAGCCTGCGCTTCATCGCGCGTCCTGGCATCCGGGAAACTACGGCGTGGCCGTATCTGCCGCCCGTCCGGTGCCTTGCCAAGATACGGCTGCGCGTACCACACGCCCTTTGGGTCGCGCTTGACCTCAACGTCCATGGCGGCGCTTCAATTCACGTACGACGTCGATAACGCTGCCCGACATGTCGCGAATCTCGTGGATGCAGTCTTTGCAAATGTCGAACTCGATAAGCTTGCCCTTGTCAAAGGCATGCACCCTTGCGAATTCGTTAATGTTGGTGCAGTCTGCTTCCTTCCCGCACCCGTCGCAGCAGCCGGAAATCTTAATCATCGTCCCGCTCCTTTCCAGCCGCTTTCTTCGCCTTGTGCATGCTGATCTTTGCCGCGTAAATGAAGTAGATGCACACGATCAGCAGGAAGCAGGAGAAGGCTAGGAACCCATATCCAGCTCCGAAGATGAAGCCAATGGCGATACTGGCAACCAGCATCGCAAACGGGACGATCAGCAGGGCGCACCCAACCAGCATCGACGATGCCTCTTCATACTCTTCCTTGGTCTTAGACTCTTTCATTTCTTTCCTCCAAAGTTCGATGAATCACTTCGATTGCGTCACCGACGCAATCGCACCAGCAAACAAGATCGTCGTAATCGACCCGTGCACCATCGCGTCCGCGCTTCTCGCACGTCGTAATGCGACGGCTCATGTCCTGCGATACGGCGCACAGGTTCTCGAGGGTCTTACGGTCGCTCCTAATCGTCATCGTCGGTCACCCACACATCGCGGTGATACTCCCGCATGAACTCGTCGAAATCCCATTCGATGTCTTCGCTCTCCAAGCCTTGCCAGCTCCAAAACTCACTGACATATGGCTGGCAGCGCGGACATGCGTAGCGCTTCCAGAACAGACGCATCCAAAGGCCGCTTTCCATGAGCACGCCATGGGTTCCCGCTGGAATCGTCTCGCCGCAGTACGCGCACACATGCGCCTTGCGGACAGTGACGATCTTGGGAGCGGCGTAGAAGTCACCGCCGCTCATGACGCGCCGCCTTCCAGTGCTTCAAGCATGTTCTCGATGCACTCATGCGCCTTCTTGAGGTCTTCGATGCCGTTCTTGGACTTCCAGCGCCACAGGTACTTGAAGGCGCATCCCTGCATATAGGACACGTATTCATCGGTGCCAAGCATCGATTCCATTGCCTGCTTGCACTCAATGCCGGTATGCCCCGCGTAATGCAAGGGCTTGGTCACAGGATTGAATCCCGTGTTGGCGGCAGCTTCAACAAGCTCTTCTTCGGGAACGCTCAGATCACCGACACACTTAACGTAAGAACTCATTTCATAATCTCCTTCCTGCAGCGCCACCACATCCGCAATAGCTGGAACAAAGACGGCTTAGCTTGCTTCATTACGCGCTCGTCTAAGACAAACTCTGCCGCGTAAAATGGCATCGTCATAACTACCGGACGCAGGCCATAGCGGTTAAAGAACATCTGAACCTCGTCGATCAACACGGGTTTCAGGCCATCTTCCGAATGCGCACCTTGAAGTGTGTGAGTGGCATTGAAGACAAGCGGCTCTGGAATGTCGTAGCCTTTTAGCTGTGCTATGCACTTGATGAAACACAGATCATCGGCGTGAGCCGTCATGATTGGTACTCGCGTCGCTGCTGACAGCTTGATCAGCTGAGTTGTCCTACCAGACTGTCGCGATCCGACGATGCAAAGGCCGGTAAGCTGCTTAATGTCATCCGACAAACTCATTACCCGCACTCCTTTGAAACCAGCTCTGTCAACTCGTCAAAATCGACCGTATGGAGTAGCTTTATCAGCTGCGCGACCTCTGGTGAACGCCAAGCGTGCATGCAGTACACATGCGCCTCTGTCGAGTAGTGGTGGGAATTGGCCTTAAGGTGCTCTTCCGCTTCGCGAAGCGTGAGAAACATGGTGTCCGGGACAATTGCCCACAGCTTCGTAAGGAACACGCAACCCAGCGCGTTGTTCTCGGCGTAATCCTTGATTACACCCTTAGAAATGCTGATGCCAAGATTCGTGTAACGCGCCAGCAGGCAACCGTCCGTGCCAAGCTCAAGCCAGTTGTCTTCAAGCCATTTTTTGGCGTGCTCTTCGCCGCCAAAATCAAGCTCGTCCTTGTAGGCTCGCGACACCGCTTCCTCTAAGCTAATGATTTCGCCTTCGCCGTCTTCAAAAAGCTCAACGGCTTCGATGTCATCGCCATCTGCTGCTTCGCGATATTCGTAGTCGCGAATGACCCAAAAACGTGGGTCAGCCGTTGCCAATGTCGGCTGATTGTTCAGCTCATGCTGTAGGTCTTTGAGAAAGGCGAGATCGTCTTGCGTAAGGCTACGCTTGACGTAAGCGCGGCATTCGAGATCAACCGATGCTGTCATCTCTCTTCACCTCCTTCTCTTCGACCTTTAGCTCCCTGCACTTCCAGCATGCTTCGCTGTCCTTGATGAACCAGTCCAAGGGATGTTTCACTCCGCAATAAGGGCACGTGCGCTCCCGGACTTTGTTGACATAGCTCCCGTAAGGCATAGCCAACGCTCCTTTGTTGAAAACTCTGCTATTGTTGAAAACTTGTTGATAACCTGTTGATAACTACTGTTGAAAGCTCAAAAACAGGCTCTGGAATCGCTCGAAAATCGAATCGCTCAAGAAAGAAGAAGCAAGAAAGAAGAACCTTGCTTGTAAGTCAACATAACAAGCATGTGCGGGTTTTTGGCTTTGGGTTAGGGTCTAAAGACCCAAACCCAAAAACCCGCTTCTGTATTGTTATGTTATGTATTGTTAGGCTTAGCCCAGCCTAAAACCGATGGTTTCGCGCTGGTTACAATCCGCAACAACACAAACATATGCTCTGACCTGCTAGTCTTGCGGGTTTTCCTGCTTCTTTTTCGGCCTGCCGCCCTTGGCTCCGTTGACGCGCTGCTTGCCAAAATAAAGGGCGTTTTTGCACATCCTCTCGCTCTCGATGTGACCTTTTCCGTCCCTAACGAGCAAGCCGATCTCGAGCAGGCAGTCGATGAAATCGCGCGTCTCGGCGATGCTCACCGTCTCGTCAAAGGCACCCATCGAGCGCATGCCGATCGCGCCGGCGAGAATGAGCCAGTCTTCGTCGGTGTCCACGGCGATTGAGTGGTGCTTGGTGCTCGCCAGAAGCTCGCACAGCCGCCAGTAGGCTCCGTAGCCCTCGTTACCGCGACGCATGAGCAGCCGTTGGCATTTGATGTCCTGCTGCGCGTTGGCGTCGTGCTGGAACCACGCCATAGGCTCTTGCGCCTGCTCGTGCACGTCTTTAGGAATCGCTGTCATCGTCCTCACCTCCCATCGTCAGACCATCGCTTGTCCCCTGCTGGTGCCAGCCGTCCCAAAGGCACTTGCCGACCTCGCGGCAGTTAGTCCAGACGGTCGTTCCGCGAAAGCCGCACGCGCTCTTTTGCTTCTGCCCGTGCTCGAGTAGATGAAGCTCGAACTGGCATCGCCCGGGCATCGGCATCGGCTGCTCTCCAAAAAGGTCAAGCGCCAGCTGCTCAGCGCTCTTGGAGCTGCTGCACATATGCGTTGCACGCCGATTTGGTCATCAGGTGGACGAACATGCCAGGTGTCATATCGTCGAGTCTGTCGCTCTCAAGCACGTCCTTCATGGCAACGATGGGTGTTCCCATGAAGCAGAGAGCCAGATCGGTATCAAGGTCGATGCTCTCGCCGCTCTTGGAGTTGAAGACCGTAATGGTTCCGTCGGTCTTGCTGATGTACTCGGCAACGGAATCGAGGAACTTGATAGCGTCCTTACGCTTCATGATTGTTCTCCTTGTCATAGATTGAATTGCGTAGTTTGATGTTCAGCTGCGGATGCTTTTTGAGAAGCCAACGAGCTAGGAGCGGCGTATCCGTATTGTTAATGCCGTAGACGTGCTCGACGCCGTTACCGTCCACGAACGGCACGCCCACGAGCTTTACGCTGCCCTCGTAGCGCTGCTTCTCAATGAGGTACTTGGTGCTCACGCGGATGCCGCGCTGGTCGATTGCGAGCGCCGTGAGCTCGATCTGCCGCAGCGCCCTCGGATTGAGCTTGCACCACGTCTCGAACAGCTCTCGGCGGTCTTTGAGCTTGAGCGGCACCGGATACACCGCCAACCGCTCCTGCCGCATCACGGATTCGAGCGGCTGCGTGAAATCGTCAACGTCCATGGCGCTTCCTTGCCTCGCGGCTCATAAAGCGCCTGAACGCCACCTCTGCGACCTCTCGCGGTGCCGATGGCGGCACGGGCAGCACGTGGCGCGTGCGAACGTCTCCGGCTCCGCTAACGCCCGGCCTGCGGGCTTCATCGATGATCACCCGCGCGACCCAGAAGCCGTTTGCATCGCGGTCGAGATAGCCCCTCATTGGTCGACCAATCGGACGATTGCCCAAAGCTCAAGCCCAGCAAGGACGAACGGTAGCCAAGGCAGGTTGCATGCTTCGGTAAGCCAGATAATGGCACCAGCCAGGGCGATTGGCAGGATTCCCGTTGCCGCTAGCACGGCAATACCGCCGCAAAACCACCGCTTAACCGTTGCTAGTGGTGTAGAATTCTCGATGTCATTCCCGGTGAAGTTTTTGACACAGCCCGTGCCCGGTTGCAGCCAGGTGCGGGCGCTTTCATTTCGCAGGCTTGCATTGCAGCTTTGACGCGCCGGCAAAATGCCGCCTGCGCAACATCGAGCCTGCGGTGGCTTCCCCTCGTCAAAACCACGACGCAAACCGTTGGTTTGCTGTTGGGTTCCATACATGTGAAACCCCTCCTTTCTTACTTGCTGAGCCACCTACCGACGGCAACGGCAGTGACCATGAACAACCACAGGTTCAAGACGTGGATAAATTCATCCATTAGGCAACCTCCTGCCATCCCATCAAGTCGTTGGGGCTGATGTCTGCGACGTCGCAGATAGCCATGATCTTGTCAGCGCCGGGGATGTAACCTTCGCCACTCTCGTACTTCACTACGGAATCTTTGGAGATGCCAACACGGCTAGCAAATTCGTCCTGCGTAATGTCGAGCTTGGCGCGAGCAGCGCGAAGATTTGCGGCGAAGACCTCTTTGTTGAACTTCATACTGTCCACCTCCTTTCATTGAGTGATAAGTGCAAACCTTGCTTGTCAAGGTTTGCACCCGTATGTTTATCGGGTTTACCCGTTAAACATACGGCTTTAGGAAGGTTTCTTCCTAACACGCATTGCAGTATAAGCGAGTTTCTTCCTATTGCAAGAGGAAAATAAGAAATAATTTGCCTATTCTCGTCCAATAGAATAGAATTCACGGCAGATAGTTGCTAAAACAGGAGGTGTGAAATGAAGCTTGCCATAAAGGAATTGCGTAAAAAGCTGCACATTTCACAAGCGGACTTTGCGAAAGCCGTTGGCGTGTCCATGCGCACAGTCGGATCATGGGAACGCGGTGAATCATTCCCAAACGCCGAACAAGTTTGGAACGCAGCACTAGCGTTAGGCTGCTCGCCGAACGAAATATTGAGTTGGGATGGTGAAGAAAACGAAGATGACCAGATCACTAGTGACGAGCGCGAAATAGTAGACAACTATCGCGAAAGCTCGCCAGAGTGGCAGCAGAACATTTCGATGACCGCCAGGGCGGCAGCATCGGAATCAAAAAGGAAATAAAAAAGCCCCGCGCAACCGTCCAAAGTCTCGCAGGGCAATACCAAAAGGCAAGGTGATTTTATCATGCCAAAGGGCACGCGTGCCGCTATCTATGCGCGTTTCAGCTCGCATAACCAGCGAAGCGAATCAATCGATATTCAGGTAGAAAAGTCGCGAGAATACTGCAATGAACACGGCCTTGACGTCGTGCGCGTATATAGCGATTACGCGCAAACAGGCCGTGACGTACAGCGCGTAGAGTTTCAGCGCATGATGAAAGACGCAAAGCTCGGAATATTTGATTATGTGGTGATCTATAAGGTCACGCGCATTATGCGTAACCGCGATGAAATGGCGCTCGCGCGTATCAAACTGCGCAAAGCGGGCGTTGAAATCCTTTATGCCGGCGAGAGCCTTGGTGAAGGCTCAACGCGCGTGCTCAACCTTGGCATGCTCGAGGTACTTGCTGAATGGGAAAGCGCAATCGACAGCGAGCGTATCCGAGACGGAATCAACAAGAACGCCCAGCGCGGCATGGCGAACGGTCGCACTCATTACGGCTGGGACATCGTTAACGGGTATTACGAGGTCAACGAGCGTGAAGCCGCCGTGATGCACCGTATGAAAAACATGCTCTTTGCCGGATCAACCGTTGCCGAAATCAAGCGTGCTGTCGCAGGTGAACGCGGCAAGCGCGGCAAACCGTTGACGCATGGCGTGATAACAAAGCTGCTCAGGCGCGAACAGAACTGCGGCGTTTACGATTACGCGGGCGTTCGAATCGAAGACGGCATGCCTGCGCTTTGGTCGCGTGAAGACCAGGACATGATCAACAGCATTTTGGGCTCAAACGGTCGCAAGCACAACAAAACGCGCGACACCAATGATTACCCGCTGTCGGGCAAGATGTGGTGCCCAGAGTGCGGCCAGTATTACGTTGGCACCTGCGGAACGTCAAAAACAGGCCGCGTCTACCACTACTACAAGTGCAAGAAATGCCGCCGCACCTTTAGGCGCGATGCCGTCGAAGAAGCCGTGCTCGACACCGTTCTCGAGACAATCAAGAAGCCGGATGTACGCCAGCGCATCGTTGACGCAATGGCTCTTTACGACGAGATGAATGAAGAGAAGGAGGAACCGGAGAGCAAGCGCATTGAGCGCGAGATAAAGCGCATAGACGCGGCGTTTGAGCGTATCTGGCAGGCTATTGAGGATGGAATAGCGCCGCCGGGCGGCAAAGAGCGTGTAGACATGCTACGCGAGCAGAAAGCGGCTCTAGAAGCTGATCTGCGGCAGGCTCAGGCTAGCGAAAGTGCGCATCTGTCTGGCGAAGACATAGCCGCTTGGCTCGATCACATCGCGCAGGAGCCAGACGCAGCCGAAATCATCGATACGTTCGTGCGGCTCATTGAAGTAGATGGGGAAGAACTCAAGCTTTACTTCGCGTTCGACTACTGGGGCGATGACTTCCAACCGAAACAAAAAAAGACGAACCCCGAAAAGGGTTCGTCTAATAATCCAATGGTGGAGACGAAGGGAGTCGAACCCTCGGCCTCTGCCATGCGACGGCAGCGCTCTCCCAACTGAGCTACGTCCCCAGGACAAGTTGATATTTTACCTACGGCTCGCCAACTGTCAACGCCCAATAACCAGTCTTTTTGGGACGGAGCCATTTTGACTGCTTTTCGGATGGTAGCTCGACCCCACCGGGAGTAGTCTTTTTGGGACGGGGCTATTTTAGCTACCCGGGCAGATAGCGAAAACGATTTGGACGATTAACGGCAGGGGCAGCTAAAATAGCCCCGTCCCAAAAAGACTACTCAAAAGAG